CACACTTTACGGCAGTAAACGCCACGAGGTCACTTCCAAATAACATTCTTCATTGCTAACAGACGCGAGAGAACGCCTGGTTCGCCTTGGGCAAAGACCTGTTGATCGACTTCCGGGGCTTCCACAAATCTGACGTAATTTAACGAAAAATCCTTCCAGGAGTCCGGCATGATTGCATCTACATGAGCGCAGAGGGTTGGCCCCAATCCAACCTTCCCATTAAAATACTTTTCTATAGCAATCTGGAACCCTATTGGTACATCAAATTTTTGCTCCATCAGCGCCCTCGATCTTGGGCCTGGTGGACGCACAACAATCTTTTTCTCATCACGTATGGCTGCTAACACCTGCTCCCTATCCCACATTGACATCTTACTTGCCCTCTTCATCAACGCATCCATACGAACATGGCGTGTGTTTCGGAGGACATAATGAGCAAAAGATGACAGTATGGGGCAGCCCGGATACTGATGAGCCAAAGAAAGGGCCTTACAGCGCAGAAGACTTTCACGAACAGTCTTCTTCGCCCTCACGTACTCTCTCGACGCCCAACCAAGGGTAGCGAGAGGCTCGCGAGGGTCTGTAATGTTGATCAGCTCCTCACTGTCAAAGATTAAACCGCAGAATGATGCCGTTTCGATGCTGTCATGAACTTCCATTTTGATGCTCAATCCCAAAGGGACGAAATCTTCCTCGCATAAATTTGGACCGTTCTTCTTCATCAATCCGTCATCTCCTTCCACAACCATCTTGACGTGAGTGCACCCTTTTTTGTAGGCGACGAACAAAGCGAACATGAGATTTGAGAACCCGTTGCCTAAAGACGTGTTCATCTCACCTGAGAGCCTGCAAGTGTCGATCTCAGCCGTAAACCATTTGAAAACGCAAATTTGCCTTTTCTTTATTGCGCTGATGTGCCTGTCGAATTCATGGGCCGCAATGTATTTCGTCATATACGAATACAGCTTGAACTCGGTTTTCTCCATCAATAGTCTACGGAACTGTGACTCATAAGCAGTATAATCGGTTGAATAAGCAGGCCCATCACCTGCCAAAA